TTCAAGTAAATCTTTAATACCCGAACAACCCAGTCTCTTGACTTTACGATTCATCTCAATGCCAATCGCATTTGCTTTAGTTGCTGATTCGACGTGTACGTTCTCATACTCTAAGTCGTGGTATAAACCATTACATACAACTGAACCTTGGTCATTTGATTCGATTACTACATATGCTTGATTGTAAACGGTTGCATATTTATAAATAATGTCAGGGTAGAGTATTGGAGAGATAGTATTATTTCGATACACTGCGACTTGTTTAAATGGTCGCTCAGTAATATCAATCACATTAAATGTTGAATAATCCTGTCCTCTACCCTTCGCCACATCTACTAACATAATGTATTCGTGATTCTTTATTGGTTCAGAGTAAATGAGAACATCACCGCCCTCATAATAACTAATCGGATTAATCGCTCTAAGTTCAAGTAATGTTTCTGCACGTATGAGTGTATCACCTGTACCAAAGAATGTGTTACCAAACTCTTGGTCGAACTGTAACTGCGAAGTATTAGATATTGTTTGACGTTTCCATTCTTCATCACGCCCAGGAACATCCCACCAGTTTACTGTAAATGGTTTAAACTCATTTGTCTTCTGTACAGCACCTTCCCATATCTTATGGTACATGTTACCTATGCCGTTAGCAGTAGAAGTAATAATAACTTTGGTATCTTTACCAGATGAGATTACAGGATATGTTGATGTATAGAACTCTGCGGCATTCTCGACGAACGCAAACTCATCGAGAAACAGTAAGTTAACTGACATACCACGAATAGATGATCCCGATGTAGCGGCCGCTAGAATACGTGAGTTATTCGAAAACTCGATTGAACCTTTGTTTAGTGCTTTACATCCTGGCTGTAAAAAGAACGGTAAGTTCTCTAGCATCAATGTAACACGTGCTAACATCTCACGTGCAGTTGCACCTTTGTTAGCAAGGATTGCGATAGTCTTTTCGGGATGAAATAATGAATACCATAGTAGATAACCTACAGATGATATTGACTTACCAGATTGACGACATGCAAGTACAATCGAGAATCGATTATCTTGAAAGTGTTCGAACATCTTTTCTTGATAGGGATATAAGTCAAAGTTGACAAGCCCTTTATCTAGATGTACGACTTTTACATATGTACGGCAGAAATAAGATGGATCTTTCATGCACTTTGCATACTCAAGAACTTCTTCTTGTGTCCAGTCTTGGTCTACACCATCACGCTTAACATTTGGATTACCAAGATAAGAAAGATTCTTATTCTGATTCTGATTCTGGTTTGACATCAATCACCTGTTCTTCTTCATTTTGTATTAATAGTCTTTGAAGGTCAGTTGTGCTACCAATAAAAACATTATTGTTAGTGATAGATTGTTGTTCGGGATTTGCGACTGCTGTTGTTTGTGTAATGTCTTTATTTTTCTTATTTAAATCCATTAACTTATCATTAACGTCAGCAACACCTTTAATCATATTTGAAAGAACTTCAAACGCTCTAGGGTGTTCACTTTCACGAGCAACTTCTATCATGAGTTCAAGAGATTCACGCCCCTTTTCTATTAAGTCATAGTAAGTGTCACGTGAATACTCGTAATCGCTCTTTATATTTTTGTCATTATCTGTCATAGTCTTATTTATTGTATGTCAAAATCGGGATCTAGACCATCACCTGTATCGCCACCAGATTCAGATCCTGTTCTTGTTGCTGTAACACCAAAATAAACATTCTGAGTATCACTATTAGATGTATTAGCAGTTTCTTGAACTTCAAAAGATATGTTCATTGTAGACGCATACGAAGTTCCAACCGAGACTGCTGATACTGCAAGTGAGTATATTCTATCAATGTCTAATGTTTGCGCAACACCGAACGAACCACTACTTGACCCACTTCCCGATGGTGATGTTACAAAGGTACCTGTTACAGTATAGTTGCCTGGGTTACTAGGTGCATCGCTTGCCCAGAAACCTATTTCTACCCATGTATCTTCATTACCCGGCTCTTGATTACCTTGTGCTTCTATAGAGCCTTGGTCGGTAAACTTAATACGAGCAATAGATGTTTGAGAAGTAGTTCCTACTCTTGTGTCAGTAATATTACTAATAGATTCACCAGAGGCTGCCGTAAAGTCAACTGTTACCGCAGGTGTGGCATCAACAACTGTGAAACTACTTGTTGCAACAGGAGTTCTTGAACTCTCATCATCATAAACTTCTACAGTATATGAGTCGTTTGTGGTATCTAAGTTTTCAGCAACCTGTAAGTTAAACGAACCACTGTTACCCGATACTACGAAAGAACCCGCAGGTGCAAAATCAAAGTCATCAAAGACTTGAGGTGATGCGAACACTATGTGTTCACCTGCAATGATTTCGCCATGTGTCTGTGACATTGTAACAGAAGACGACGTGACATTAGTTACTGTACCTAAAACAGAAACACCGTCTAGATTGTATGCTTCCATCCCGTTCGTAATGCCAGTTGTTTGGTCAAGATAAACGATAGATGTACCAGCAAATGCATACTGGTCTGTAATACCAAGTACTGTTTCAGCCAATCTATAATAATGCGTTCTATTAGGTATGCTAGTACCACTAATACTCACTGCTAACGTATCACCTTCATTTACTGAATCATTTGCTGTAATGTTATATACAGCATTTACGTCAGACATTGTAAACGCATGAGTATCTAAAGTTGCGCCACCTAATGAAGCATAGTTGCCCGATGATATCGTCAACAAGCCACTTTGCACACTATCATATGTAGGGCTTGCGGTCGTTGTGAATGTATATTCAGTATTGTTATTGCCTTGACACAGTTGTTGAATAGTAGTGTCATCAAAACGACTAGTAACACCCGCACCAGATATTTCAGCAAAGACACGTAAGTCAGCACCAAGAACTCGAACCAAGAATTGGAAGTCATCCCCTTCAGTGATTGCAGTTGGTGCACCGATTACAATCTCTGCACTAGCAGTAGATGTATCGTTAATAGTAATAACATTTGACTGTGCAACTGCACCAGATGATGCTGTTGTTGCAACAAATGCTCTAAATGTTTCTGTGCCTTCTAGTGTTTGGTCTGCTTTAGAACGGAATCTAAATGTACCTTGCCCACCCACAACACTAACAGTATTACGATTACTTTCTGTGGCAATAGAACCATAGATTGTATCTGATACGTTGACATCATCGCCTTCGTACCAATAATAATATGTTCCGTCTACACCCGAAGTGAATGTAAACTCAACATCATTACCTTCGTCTACACTATCAATGCTCTCTGTTAACAAATATGAGTTTGCAAGTATTTTAAACTGTCTAGATGCTAATAGATTACCACCAGTAGGTGCATCATACAAGTTAGCAATAAAGTTTTCGTCTTGTGTCTCATCACTATCTGCGAAGGTCACGTTATTTGTTGAACCTGCATTACTTGTGATTGTAACAGTCTCACGACTAGTCGAAGTAGGTCGCCCGCCTAGAAAATCTTTATCATTAGTCTCATCATTCTCGATATAGAAATATGTGTTAGTCGCATCTTGTACGTTTCTAGTTTCTATATCAAACGATGCTACAGAACCTTCTGCTATAATAGCAGGATTCATTTTAATAACATATGACTCTGCTGAATCATTGACTTGGAATGTATCCGATACTGTCAGTGGATTAGTGTAGTTTGAGTTAGTTAATGATAATGTTCCTGTCACACCACCAGTGTATACGTCTGTTGCAGAAAATGGTATAGAGAATATATCTGAGATACCTGCAATAGTATGTGAGCCACTGTCGATAAACAAACGTGGATCAGATGCCGCAGTACCTGTGATTCTCCATGCTATCTCATTACCAACATCTTGTGAGTCACAAGTAATCTGTGCAAGCAATCTTTGACCTTCAAAAATATCATCTACTTGAACTGCAAATGCAGGAGTAGAGTTTGTCAACGTGATTGTTGCTGAATCTTTACCGATACCATCTGGTGTTTCGATAATCACTTTAAACTGTTCACCACCATCTGATTGATTATCGATGCGTGGTCTCATTGAAAATGATCCTACTGAGTTGTATATTCCAAAGCCTTGAGGGCTAGACTCACTAGGTGGTGGTACAAGAAAATCAGAATCAGTTGTCGTAATATGGTCAACATAGTAGAACATCAAAGTATTGCCATTACTAGGCAGTTGTGTTCCCGATACGTTGAATACCATATTTTCATTTTCACCAAACGATGAACTAAGAGGAGTCAAAGTATATTGCGACTCAACATCATTCAATGAAATATCAATAGCGTCGATTGTGCTACCGATATTATCTGTAATCAATACACGAAATGATTCAGTGCCTTCTGCTTCATCAGAATCGAATACAGGTTTAATAGAAAAAGATCCTACTGCAACTTCAGAGTCACCAGGAGCTAAGTCAATATACCCTTGACTGTCAAGAGAATATGCTTTTTCGAAATCTGAATCAGATGTGGTAATATGATTGATATGATAGAATAAGCCACCTCTATTACCTGGAAGACCTACACCATTCACATTAAATGTGATTTCAGTGCCTTCATCAGATGGTGTTGTGTAGCCATAAAATGAATAGTTGCTCGATCCTCTAACAGTAGCAATATCATCTTCTGTAGATAATGCTTGTGTGACTGCATCATTGATTGATACTTCGCCACCAAGATACATACCTGCAGGATGAGAAAAGAGTTTGAATATATCTTTCCATTTAGATAGAGGTACACCTACTTTAACAAGTAAAGCAAATGTTTGATAAAGTTCGTCGTTTGTGATAAACTTTTGAGAGTCGCCACCTATTTGTGAACTTCTTTCACCTATCTTGAATATATCTTCTTTGGGATATCTTACATCAGCATCTAAGCCATAGAACGAACGGAAGAACCATTCGATAGCATACTTAGTACCTTTTGCTCGAAAAAGATAACTTGAGAAGTTAGCCGTTGCTCGTTTCTCTGCATCTGTGTCGCCAAACCCTTCGAAGTATGCATCACCTAATAGATACTCATCTTCAATATAAGAAAGAAGTGTAATATCTGTTTCTGTTACATCACGTGTTGCAAACAAATGATTGAGCAGTTCAGTCGGGTTATTATCATCTTGCCACTCATAATACTTTTCTAAGAGTTGAATAAACTTAGGATATGAGTTAGCAAAATGCTCTGGCAAAACGTTGCCAACCTGCTGGCGACGTAGATTAAGATGCCGTCTATTATTATCTAAAAACCCGTTATGCATTTCAACGCCCTATGGTTGTGTAGGCCAAGCAACGTCAGTCAATAATCTTTCTGTTCCATCTAGATTATCAGTTATATTACGTAATGCTTGTCGATATGTTGCGTAAGCAGAAACTTCTGCTTCTGATAATGGTACATCTGCAACTTGTGTCCAGTCTGTAGCCGATAAACGTTTATTTCTATCTCTTCGTACGGCTTTTAAGAAAGCGTCTGTGTCGAAAGACCAAGTATTTGGCTCCCACACATAATAAGGTGACTCAGAAGGGCGTGATGCTTTTTCGACCAATGCACCATTTGAAACGTAATGTGTTCCAATAACATTATCCGATGTTGTAACAGGCACTTCTAAGTAACTTTCACCATCTACATTTGCTGGTTCAATCTGATATTCATATTGCACTATAGAGGCTATTTCGCCTGTAGTGTCTTTATAATAAATGTACTTATTCATATTTATTCCTTAATAAACAATAGTTTTTTAGTTGTGCCTACGGGAAGTTGCCACTCTACAGTTTCGTCGTAGTTATCTTCGAAATCAGTTTGAGCAGAATAACCACTACTACTAGCACTTACAGTAAGATCCGTTATTTCGCCTGCAATAAATCCACCATCTTCTTCACCTGGAAATACCTCAACGAGTCCAGTACCTGTTAGACATGCATAAGCACCTGTGGTACCTGAAACACCGCTACCAGTTCTTGTTGAAGCAGTTGCTAAAACTACCGCAGGTGGATATTTAGAAGAGAATCGTAAGTTACCCGAAGCATCAAAAACTTCTAAACCATAGTCTGAAGTAGATGCTGAAATATTAGAAGACTTTCTATACACTCTGTAACTTATACTTTGAGTACTTGTTTGCCAGTTGTATATACCAACCGCAGAAGAAGTTCTATATTTTTCAGATAAAAAACTACCTTGTACTGCAACTATGTCTTCTGCCTGTAACCCAGTTATAGTTGCATCACCTGGAGAAACACCACTAAAAGAACCTGTAGCGCCAGCAGTTGCCGAAACACTGCCAGATGCTACAAGTACATAGTTTGTATATGAATCCGAAATCTGTAAATAACCAGACTCGTTTTCGATACTAATACCATAACTCATTAATATCCCCTATAAAGTATTATTACTCTATAACTTTGAGTGCCAGAAAAGGTGCTTTTTATTTGTATGTTTGTACTTGTTGTATATTGACAAGTTAATGTACCTAGCCTACCAGCAGTGTAGTAAGTATTATCTAGTACTTCGTCACCCGCAGTTTTAGCAGGCACTGTTAAGTTAACAGTACCCCCTCCAGCAATAGAACCTGTATATGATGCTTTTATAAATCCTACAGTATCCGTAGTGTCCAGAACAGTATTACCCGAAGCATCAAATATTTGTACACCGTAAGCCATTAACTTAAATCACCTATCTTAACACGTAAAACATATGATGAACCATTCCAATCAAATATCTTGATTGTGTTACTTGTCATCTCTGTTTTACCAACGTTTGTTGTTACATCTGAGATATTTAGCGCATCTGCTGTAACAGTACCTGCAACAAGTAGATTACCATCAACAACTTCTGCCTGTTCTACCCATGCAGTACCATTATAGATCCAAACTTTTTGACCAGTTGGGTTAGCAACTGTTCCGGTAAAGAACCACGCTTGGTCACCTGCTACTTCTACGCCAGGATCTGTTCCTGTAAATGTACCATCATCCCATCTAGATGCGGCATTTTCGGCAGTAGTTGGCAATGTAGTTACTTGAATATGCCAACGACCTGGACCACGTGCACCATTAATACCGTTGGTTCCGTTAGTACCATTAGTACCGTTGGTTCCGTTAGTACCGTTGGTTCCGTTAGTACCAGCTTTTGCTTTCGTAATAACATATTTTCTTTCAATAGTAACATCTACTGCGGAGTTTGGAATAATAGAGGAATCGATTACTGCTCTAAGAGTTGCTGTTCCTATATCAGCACTCATTGAACCCACAGTGTAAACACCAGTACTATTGTTTAAAGTTATATCAACACCAGACTCGGCAGGTACAGTAAATGTTACATTTGCATTTGTTGTTACATCAGTAGTACCGACAAATATTTTAAATGTACCGCCAGCATTGGTTAATGCACCACTTGCGAGTGTTCCGTCACTAGCCGCTGGAACTGCAACTGCTTCATTAGTTAGATATGCACTAATACCAGGAACACCAGGAACACCAGGACCACCGTCAGTACCGCTAAATGATTTCGCAACAGTATATACCTTATCAATCGTCACATCACTACTTGCTCCAGGAATCAATGATGAACCTATGACCGCACGTAATGTTGCTGTACCTCTACTTGACGAAACCTCACTAACAGTGTAAACACCATTAGTACCTATCGATAAATCACAGCCTGTTTCAGATTGAACTGTGTATGTAACACTTGCGTCACCAGTCACATCAGTAGTACCGACGAATACTTTAAATGTACCGCCAGCATCATCAAGAGTTCCTAATAACACTCCTGAGTCATCTGTTGGTTCGACATGCGATTCATTTGTTAAGAAACCAGTTAATGCATCAGAACCATTCTTGACACCGTAGACCGTTACATAATCACGTGCTTTTTCTACACCATCTTCGAGTACACGAACTTGAACAACTTTCTTACCATCAGCCGCTGGTTCATCACCATCAGCAAGTGAGAATGTACTTGTTGTACTAGCCGCTTGTTTCTCTACGTCATCAACTAAGAACTGATATGTTTTTGTACCAGTGAAACTTTCTGTAATCGTTGTAAATGTGATTGAATCTGATTCAGAACCATCTATATCATATCGAATGACTTGAGACGATGGTACAAGTTTAACTGAACGAGCAGATAAACCTAATGCCGCACCTGCTGATACTGATTTTGATTTTGCTACTGAATAACGTTTATCGATTGATACGTCACTATCAGCACCTGGAATCAATGAGTTACCAACAACAACTCTAAAGTTTGCAACACCTTTGTCTAGTGAAATACCACTGATTGTATAGTCACCGTCTGAAGCAATACTTGCTGTAAGCCCTGCTTCTGATTGTTTGCTATATGTTAGTGATGCATCACCAGTTACATCGGTTGTTCCGACGAATACTTTAAATGTACCACCTGCATCATCAAGATTTCCTAATAACACGCCTGCTGAATCTGCTGGCTCTGTGTGAACTTCGTTTGTTAAGAATGCAGTAATAGCATTTATGCCATCTTGTCCATCTTTAACACCATATACTGTTACGTTGTCTTGCGCTTTTAAAACACCATCTTCATATGCTTGCACTTTAACAATCTTTGCTGTATCACTTGCTGGTTCATCACCATCAGGTAATGTGAAAGTACTTGTCCCACTTTCTGCTTGTTTTTCAACACCATCAACTGAGAATCTGTATGTAAGAGCGCCTTCAAAGTTTTCGGTTTCTGTTGTAAATGTAATAGTGTCTGATTCAGTAATACCATCTCTATCGTAACGAATAACCTGTGATGATGGAACAAGTTTAATCGCACGTGCCGCAAGACCCGTACGTAATCCACCAGATATTCTTATTGCTTTCGCAATCGAGTAAGTCTTGTTAATAGTAACATCTTGGTTTGTGCCAGGAATCAACGAGCTATTAACGACTGCTCTTAGTGTTACAGATGCTTTATCTTGTGTAAAGTTACTGAGTGTATATGCACCAGTTGAGTTATTGATTGATGCTGTAATGCCAGTATCATCAACAACACTATGTGTTACACCAGCGTCTGTTGTGACATCAGTAGTACCAACAAATACTTTGAACGTACCACCGGCATCTGTTAAGTCGCCAAGTAGTTCGCCTGTTGAATCCGCAGGTTCGACGTGCACTTCATTTGTTAAGAATCCTGTAACAGCATTAACACCGTTAGTACCATCTTTAACGCCATATACTGAAACACGGTCAGTTGCAAATGATAGAGATCCACCTTCATATGCTTGTACTTTAACGACTATTGATTCATCGTATGCAGGCTCATCACCGTCAGATAATGTGAATGTAGAACTTACTCCAGGACCTTGCTTTGATACATCATTAACAAGGAACTCATAAGTGACAGCATCTACAAAGTTTTCAACCGCAGTCGTAAATGTAATAGTATCTGTTTCATTAATACCTGCTGAATCATAACGAATAACTTGCGAAGAAGGATTAAGTTTAATAGCCCGGGATCTAAATGATGCTGAGTCTATTGAAGTTTGTACACCTTCTAACTGAGAACCATCACCTATGAATACTCCTGCTTCTACAGTACCCGGAGTTGATATGCCTGTGCTAAGATTAATAGCATCGCCTACATCAGAGATTGTTTTATTACCAAGATAGATTGTTGTTCCACTTAGATATAAGTCTTTCCATTTTTTCGATGGTGAACCTAAACTATGTACTGAGTCTTGGTCTGGTATTAAATCACCAGTAACTTCAGCACCACCAGTTGTGATAAGATTTCCAGTTAATGAAAGACTAGGAACAGCAAGTGTTTCAGTTGCATAGTTAAATGCTAATGCTGAATCGTTAAATGCACTATCTTGTTGTGCAACATTGCTTGTAAATACTGGATAGAAAATAGTAGAACGTGCCGCATTTACTGAATCGACGTTTAACAACGCACCTTCGAGTCTTACAAAGTCACGTATTGCCGCACCTGTTGCAAGCACTGAATCTAATAGATAGTTATGTAAGCCATCAGATTCACCAACGAAACGATATACATTCAATCCTGTTCCATAATCGGTAAGTGTACCAAACTGAACATCGCCAGTGGTGAATAAATCACCACCCAAACGTATTTCGTTATCTACATGTAAATCACCCGCAACGACTGCCGCACCCGCTGAATCAGTTACAAGACGAGTGATGCCTTCTAGAAAAAAATCTTTTGTTGTTTTCTTTGTTGTCTGAGCACTGATATCATTTACGATTATCTCGTCCTCGAACTCGACGAATCGTAGTTGATTTAACTCGGATATTTTAACGTCTGCCATTTCTGTTCCTCAGTATTATAGAGTCTGTGATTGTGCTAATGTACCAGTGATAGCAAGATTGCCATCTGAGTCTAACCTCATTTTCTTAGTACCATTATGCTCAAATAATAGACTCCCTGCACTCTCGTATACTTCCCAAGTGCCTGTGTCGAATCTATCTGTAGTTAATGTATTTGATGCAGGATTATATGTTAAGTCTAAACTCACGTTAACATTATCGTTACCTGCTGTTGTACTACCAATATGTAAGTAGTAAACTGCATCGTCGCCTACTTGTGTGATTTCAACATTTGATGCGTTTGTTGCACTCACTGCCGCTACATTAGATATAGAAGTACCATCACCCGAGAACTTAACAGAACTCAATGTTTGGTTAGATGGATCATATGTTAAATCAGATGTAACACTTACACTGTCATATCCTGTGATGTGTGGCTTCAATGGAATAAAGAACACACCAGACGAATCGATTATTTTAGAATCGATTTGGTCAGTAGCCAATGCAGTTGTAGTTGCTGTGATATTTGTTAAACCTGAACCATCACCAGTAAATAGATTTGCTGTTATGTCACCAGTAATGTTTGTATTGCCAAGTACAAATAAGTCACTATCAATCGTCAAGTCACCAAGTACTCTTGCACCTGTTGCTGAGTCAATCACATTCTGTAAATCACCAAGTGAACGATTTGCTACTAATGCAGTAGTCGCTAATGTTGCTGAATCAGAGAAAAGTGAGTGATATGCACTATCTGCTGTGATTGCT